ACTATTCTAAGAAATTTCTATAGGTTTAATCTAAGGGAAATTCAAGACTTGTGTTCTGAGCATGGATATGAGATAACACATGCAAGTGTAATTCATAGTCTTAAATCTTTTAATATATATAAATCTTATAACAAGAATTTAGATGATTGGTTTCATGCAGTCATAATTGAATTAGAGGAAGATGTTGCATCTCAAAGAATAGATTTTATTAAACCAAAACTTAAGTATTTGTCTGAGGAGAATCTTTTAAAGTTATCAACAGTTGTTAAAGAAATGTATGAGGAGGCTATTATAAACATGAAAGAGGAGAGTTTACAAACTTTACAAACTTGACATAAAAAAGACAAAAAAGGAAATGGCAAAGGATAAAGGGAAATTTTTAGAAGTGTTTGCATCCAAATTAGGGAATGTAAGTAAGGCATGTGATGCTGCTCAAATTAGCAGACAGACCTATTATGATTGGATGAAAGAAAAAGAGTTCTCAGGAAAGGTTGAGGAAGTAAGAGAAGGTCTATTAGACTTTGCAGAACACCAGTTATTATCTAACATAAAAGATGGTAAGACTGCAGAGATTCTATTCTACTTAAAAACCAAAGGAAAGAAAAGAGGATATATAGAAAGACAGGAGCTTGATACAATAGGTGATAAGTTATTTGAGGTTAAGATACTAAAGAATGAAACAGATACAGACTAATGTTGTATTTGAACTACTAGAAAAGAATACATCAAAAATAACATGCTTACAAGGAGGATCTAGATCAGGTAAAACTTACAATACTCTATTATGGATTATATTCTCCTATTGTAATAAGAATACTGGGAAAGTTATAAGCTGCTGTAGAAAGACAATGCCCAGTTTAAAGTCATCAACTATCAGAGATTTTTTAGAGATCCTTAGAAATAATGATTTGTATTCTGAAATCTATCACAACAAAACATCTAATGAGTATTGGTTAAATGGAAACCTAATAGAGTTCTTCAGCTTAGATATGGGATCAAGGGTTAGAGGTAGAAAGAGAGACCTCCTATTTATTAATGAAGCTAATGAGATTGACTATGAAGCATGGAATCAATTACTATTTAGAACAGATGGAAGAATCATATTAGATTACAATCCTCATGATCAGTTCCATTGGATATATGATAAAGTGTTAGAGAGGGATGATGCAACTTTACACATCTCAACATTTATGGATAATCCATTCTTATCAGAAAACTTAAAGACTGAGATTAAAAGACTAAAATATACAGATCATGATTACTGGTTAGTCTATGGATTAGGACAAAGAGGACAAAGCAGATCATTAGTATTCAAGTTTACTACATGTAATAAGATTCCTGAAACAGCTAAACTACTTTCCTATGGATTAGACTTTGGATTTGCTAGTGATCCTTCAAGTATGTGTGCTACTTATATAGATGGTGATAACATGTATTCTAAGGAGCTTTTATATAAGAAAGGATTAACTAATCAAGATCTAGCTTTAGAGTTTGTTAAACTGGGTTTAGATAGAAGGGATGAGATATATGCAGATAGTTCAGAACCAAAGAGTATTGAGGAGATTCATAGAATGGGATGGAACATAAAAGGTAAGAAGAAATATGAAATCAATTATGGAATAGACCTGATCAGAAGATACAAGCTGCATATCACAAAGGACAGTACTAATGCATTGAAAGAACTAGAGAACTATAAATACATAGAAGATAGAAATGGAGATCCAACAAACAAACCAGTTGATAAGTTCAATCACTTCTGTGATAGCTTAAGATATTCTGTAGTTCATAAACTATCCTATCCTAACTATGGGAGGTATGCTATCAAATAAAAAAAGGAGGGAAATCCTAAGACCTCCTCTCCTATTGACTAACATTAATATGAAAAAAACACTACATTGAATCTACTAAGTTAGCTAGGATAACTAATCCAATAGCTGAGATCCAAAGTAATACTGTTATTAACCATAAAGGTAGTTTAAAATATTGAGTTAATTCTTTTAAGTCTTTCATAATTAAAATTCTAAGTTTTTATATTTTTCCATAATCTGTTCATTTGTAGAATCATCAATGTAATAAGTATAGCCATTGATTTCTATATATACTGAGTCTTTTGATCTAACATCTATTTTCATATTAGTTGTTTTTTAAAAAAGGGAATTTGTTTAATGGATATGTTTTTTCATGTAATTCTTCTAATTCAGGAATTACTTTATCCCAGTCATAAAACCAATCTGCATAATCTTTTGTCAAAATAGTTATAAACCTTTTTGTTGTTATATTAGAGACTTTTACTTTATCAGAATCAAAGTAATTGTCTATGATTTCTTGCTCCTCCATAATGCTCCACATTGTGTGGTCAATAGAACCATTTATCATTACTGGTGCTTCCCATAAATCTATAAAGAAGTTGTTTTCATCTCTTTCCTCAATATAGACACTACATCCATCTATTGAGTAGATATTTAGTTTTGAATTGTTTTTAAAGTTTTTCATAATAGTGTTGTTTTTCATATTTGATATAAATATAATACATTATTATATAACTACCAAACTTCTTGAAAACTTTTTTTAAAAACTTTTAGATAAATGTATTATATAGGTATGGAAATAGAGGTTAAAGTACCTGAGAACTTATCTGAAATTACACTAGGACAGTATCAGAAATATTTAAAGATACAAGATGGAGATAATGATGAGATGATGATAGCTCAGAAAATGATAGAGATCTTTTGTAATGTAGAGCTTAAATATGTTACTAAGATGAGATGGAAAGATGTCCAGGAGATAACACTTACATTAAGCAACATGTTTGATGAGGATAGTAAGTTCACTAAAATGTTTACTCTTGATCAGGTTCAATATGGATTCATACCAAACTTAGATGAGATTACATTTGGAGAATTTGTAGATTTAGATACTTACCTGCAAGATTGGCAACAAATGGATAAGGCTATGTCTGTTCTATTTAGACCAGTTGATATAAATGTCAGAGGTAGATATAACATAAAGGAATATGATGGTACAATGAATGAGCATTTAAAGGATATGCCTTTATCAATTGCATTGGGTGCTGTTTTTTTTTTTCTGAATTTAGGGAAAGAGTTATCTCAAGTTATGATGGACTATTTGGACAAGGGAGTCCTGAAGGATCATTTACAAGTCAAGGAGGGTTTAATGCAAAATGGAATTGGTATTCATCATTTTACACAGCAGCTCAAGGAAACATTGAAAAGTTTGGATATATATCAAAACAGACAGCACATAAAATCCTGATGTATTTAGAATATGTTACAGAGAAATCAATATTAGAGAATCAAAAATTAAAGAAAAGTTATGGCAACAAGTGAGCAAGGGATTAGAGGTTTTTACTTAGTAACAACAACTATTAAAAATGAGCTGTTATCAAATCCAAGTATAAAGTCATGTACATTTGGAGACATTACAGAGATTGATTTACAGAAACAAACCATATTTCCATTAGCTCATGTTATTATAGAGGGTGCTACTTTTGCTGAAAAGACTTTACAGTTTAATTTTACAGTTTTAACAATGGAGCAGATTGATACAAACAATCAATATGATGAGGATATATTTACTGGCAATACTAATACTCAGGATATTCTTAACACCCAGTTAGCTGTTTCTAATAGAATGGTTAGCAGACTTAGAATAGGAACATTATCACAAACTGGATATGAGTTAGTAGGAGATCCTTCTTGTGAACCATTCTTTGATAGGTTTGAAAACATCTTAGCAGGATGGGCTACTACTTTTACAGTACAAATATTAAATGATATAAATGCCTGTTAATGGACTTCAATAAAACAAAGAAAGCATTACAAGATTTTGGAAAGAATGTAGTAATACAAGCTAAGAAGAATCTTAAAAAGCAAAGAAAGAGAAGGAATGGAAAGTCATATCCTTTAGTTAATTCAGGACAGTTAGAAAGATCAGTTGATGATAAGGTTAAAACATCTCCAAATTCTTTTCAATTAGAGTTCATGTTTGCAGATTATGGAGCATACTTAGATGCAGGAGTTGATGGAATTAAAACTAAATATGGACAAAGAAAGTTTGGATTAAAAACATTCAGTTATAAAACTAAGATGCCACCAATAGCAACAATACTAAAATGGACAAACAGTAAAAGATTAAGATTAAGAAATAAAGAAACTGGAAAGTTTACTAAAGGTGGACAACAGAGTTTAGCTTTTATGATTGCTAGGTCTATATTTAGACATGGACAAAAACCATCATATTGGTTTACAGAAGCATTTGAAATAGCTTACAAGAAACTTCCACAAGAACTAATAGATAAATATGCTCTAGATGTTGAATCATTCTTAGACTATACAACACCAAACAATTAATATGGCAACTTACTTAACAAGACTTAGAACTCCTTTCTTAATAAATGAAACATCTACTGTAAATTCAGGAAGTGCAGACTTAACAATTACAATTAATAGTGTTGATGTTTATGTTATCTCAAAAAATACAACAGCTAGAACTATCTCATTTGAAGTATCTGAATTGATTAGAGATTATCTTAATCCTTCATGGGATGGAGTATTCCCATATTCAACAGCTACAAATAATAGTTTTGTTGTAACTGCTAGTATTAAAATAGAGTTTTATACAAACACTAAAGCTACTAGAGCTACAAATGCACAAGCAGGAACAGCAGACACACCAATATCAGGTCAGACAGTAACTCATACAATGTATGGTTTTGATGCTTACTCAGAATTTATGGAAGGAGTTAATCATCAATTATCTTATGGGCAAATGCTACAAACTACTACAGATATGTATCTTCCTGATTCTACAGTAGCTTATATACCAATCATGATAGCTGAAGCAAGTCCTGCTACAAATCCTAAAACACCTCCTGCTATAGCACAATATTTTACAGTTGCAGCTAATGTAGCAGATGGTACTGTTGTTAATCCAGTAAATGGAATAGATGTAACTATCCATAGAATATGTGAACCAGTCTATGAATATATAAAAGTTATTTTTGTCAATAAGTTTGGAGGACTTCAAATGTTCTACTTCAATAAAAAGAATGTTATTAGCTTAAATGTTACACAAGAGAATTATGAATCAATGTTAATGAGTGCTAATACATATTCAAATACTGATCATCAGAAATATGTTTACAATAAACAAGGATCTGAACAAATCACATTAAATACTGGATATGTAGATCAAGGACAATTTGAAACAATGAAACAGTTACTATTGTCAGAACAAGTATGGGCAGAAATAGGAACAACAGTATATCCAATAAACATAACAACTAATTCATTAACAAAGAAAACTAAGGTAAATGATAAACTTGTAAACTACTCAGTAAATGCAGGGTTTGCATATGATGTTATAAATAGTGTTAGATAATGAGCAAATTTCAATTATATATTGCAGATCAAAGAGTAGAGCTTTTTGATGATGAGAATGTTAGTTTAACTCAGACAATACAAAACATAAGAGACATTTCTAAAGTCTTTACTGATTTCACTAAACCTTTTACTTTACCTGCATCTGATATAAACAATAAGATATTCAAACATTACTACAGATTCAATTTAGTTCAGGGTTACACTTTTGATGCAAGAAAAAAGATAGATGCTAAAATAGAGCTTAATTCAATTCCATTTAGAGATGGTAAGATTAGACTAGAAGGAGTAAACTTAGTAAAAGGCAAACCTGAATCATATAGAATAACCTTCTTTGGAAACACAGTAAACCTAAAAGACACTTTAAAAGATGATAAGATTAATGGATTAACATGGCTAAACAATTTTAATCTAGATTATGATGCATCTAAAATTCAAGAGATATTAAATGAACCTACTGGATTTAGTAAAACAATAGGAACTGATGAATATTCAGCAGCTGTAATTGTTCCTTTAATTTCTAACACAGTTAGACTTTGGTATGATAGTTCTCCAGTTACAAACTTTCCATATTTAAATTCAGAGGAAGAAGTTAATGTAGCTAATGGTGGTAATTTATATCCAACAAATGCAGGATCAGAAACAGCTAATGATGTGCATGGTGTTTACTTTGAAGATTTAACTTATGCTATAAAAGTTCATTTAATAGTAAAAGCAATAGAGGAGCAATATGCATCAATTACTTTTAGTGATGATTTCTTTGATTTAACAAATGGATCAGAAGCATACAAACAACTCTATATGCTTTGCCAAAATAAAGAAGGTAGAGTATTTGAAGATTTAGGAATAGCTGAAAGACTAATAACTGGATTTCCTACAACACAAGCAAACCACATTGTAACCAATGATTCTAGAATAATCATATTTGGATTAAACAATAGTCAATCAGTTTTAGGAAAGTGGACTATACAAACTCAACAAACATATCCAAATTTTACAGTTGTATTAAGAGATGGAGGAGAAGTAGTATTTAGGAGAGAATTCTTAACACAATCAACTGATATAGCAATCTTCTCTCAGCAGCTTACAAATTCTTCAGAAGGTTATACTGTAACAATAGAAACAGAATCAGCATTTGATATTCTAAGTGTAACATTTGAAGGAACAGATACAAGTGGAAACATATTGACATCACAAACAACTGTAGCAATACCAATAACTTTAACTAAAGAATTTATAATTAGTCAGAACTTGCCTAATATGAATGTTATAGATTTCTTAACTGGACTGTTTAAAATGTTTAATCTAACAGCATATGAAGTTGATGGAATTATACATGTGCAAACATTAGAGAGTTATTACTTAGCAGGAACAGTTAGAGACATTACTAAGTTTGTAGATCCTCAATCTATTCAAGTTGATAAAGCATTGCCATATGAAGAAATTAAATTTGAATATAAAGATACTGGAACAATATTAGCAAATCAACATGATCAGATTAGCTCAGTTGGATGGGGATCACTTAACTATGTGGAGACTGGTGGACTTGATAGCAACAATGAAACCTTTAGTATTGAAGCTCCATTTGCACATTTAAAATATGAAAGGCTAGTAGATCCTAATGCAAGTGCTGATCCTGTAACAGACATACAATGGGGATGGATGGCAAATGAAAGTAGTGAGTCCTACTTTGAAGATGCTGTTTTATTTATAGGTAAATATGTATCATTGCCAATAACAAAACCAATTAGATTCTTACAGACTAAAAACAGTACTGGAGGTATTGTACCTATTAATGATATATGGATTCCATCTAATTCTGTTAGCTTAGATGCTGCAACAAACAAAGAAACTATCAATTTTGGATTAGAAATCAATGAATGGACAACTGGAAACAACTTTACAGATTCATTATTTGAGAAATACTATAGGTTTTATATAGCAGGAGTATTTAATCAATCTAAAAGACTTACTAAAATAACAGCTAGACTACCTAAGAAGTTTGTTGTCAATTATACTTTAGCAGACATTGTAGTAATCAACAATGATAGATACAGAATAAATAGCATTACTACTAATCTATTATCAGGATCTAGTCAATTAGAGCTGTTAAATGAAACTGTAAATGATACTTTAACAACACAGCCTGATGCAGGAGGAGATGAAGGTCAAGGATCAACAGCACCATTAACTAATGTTTTAACTTTATTTCAATGTGCTAGTCCTAATTCTACATTTGAAGCATCACTAACATTAGCTGATTTAAACTTATCAAACAATACTAGAGTTGTAGATACTTCAGGCAATACTTTTAGAGTAACAGGAAACAATGTTCCTAATACTCACACAATAAAGATTGTATCATCTACTGGACTTACTGGATGTCCATCAGGATCTACTCCAAATACCACTAATTATTATGGTTTAGAAAGATGTTCAGACAATGAAACAAATTTAAGAACAGCATCTGTAGTAGGTAGTCCAACATATGTAACAAGTCAGGTGGTTTTTGATGGAGCTAGTCCTGCTGTAAAATATGTAGTTTCAAATGCAGTAGCACAGGCAACAGTACCTGCAATAACAATAGCCTCATCACCAAGTAATCCTAAGCAGTTTACATGTAGTACACAAACCACAACAAACTACTATCAGCTTAATCCTTGCTGTAGTGGTACAACTTTTATAGGTTTTAGTGCTAATGCCTCTTTATCAGGTTCTAGACTTTATAATAACCAAACATATGTAATATCACCTTCAGCTACTTCAGGGGGTATTGATATAGATAGTTTACCAACATCATCTTGTCAGATCTATTATTATACATTAAATGATTGTACAAATCAATCAACAATAGTTCATTATGGTTATAGTAACTGTTCTAATTTAAACAATACTGAATTAACATACAGCTCAACATGTTATCATGTAGCAACTACATCAAATACAACTGCAACAGTTAATCTTGATAGCTTGAGTTCTTGTACTTGTGGAGGAACACCACCACCTCCTGCATTAAATTATTATGTTTTGCAACATTGTGATACTGGTTTTTTATATGTTACAACAACAACAACTGATGATATTACTTTAACTCAAAATGCAACACCTGCTAATGCATCACTTGTAACAGATACTAATGGTGTTTGTTATACTGTTAATTCAACTACAACTGATCCAACTACTTTTGCAACAGACAGACAGATTGGAGCTGTTAGTAGTGAAAATCAATTAGGATGTCCTGCTACATCTTGTACTCAAACATTATACTATGCTTTACAGCAATGTTCAACTGGTAATAGTGGTTTTATTTCAACACAAACAACACTAGAGGTCAGCTATAATACAAATGATATGGTTAAGGAAGTTGCTACTCCTAGTGTATTGTACAAGGTTATAGGAACTACATCAAGTGGAACTGGAGTAAATGTTACAGCATCAACAGCCACACAATGTCCTTCATATTACACTTTAACACAATGTTATACAAATCAAACTGGTTACAGAACTGGTCAATTTACAACTGACATATCATTAAGTAATGGAGATAGAGTACAAGCACCTAATGGTCAGCCTTACACAGTTACTGGAACTGTTGGAGGAGGTCTAGCTGATGTTGGAACTGTAACTGATACTGGTCAGACTGGTTGTCCAACTATAGACTCAAGCACACAGTTTTATGCTTTAACTAGATGTGCTGATGCATCAACTGGTTATCTATCACTTCAAAGAGCAGCAGATTTAAACCTAAATGTTAATGATACTGTTACAATTCAAGGAGGAGATAGATACCAAGTAGTAGGAACAGATGTTTTAGCTAATGGATCTCAGATTGGAGCTATTGCATCAGATGGAGGAAACAATTGTTTAACACCAGTAGTGCCACCAGTACCACCTTCAGTAACTACAGTCTATGCAAGGTTCATAACTTGTGATGATCCTACTGGAGCTGTTATAAATGTATCTAGTACACAAGCAATAGGAACTTGGTGGGTTATATCAGAGGTTGGACAATTTGAATGTTACAGATGGTTAGATAATAATCAAGGAGTAAATCCAATAGAGTTAAATAATTCTAACTTTAACTTCTATGCTGCTGAATCAACAGCAGGAGCTAACTGTTTAGATTGCCAATCTAATGTGCCAATTGCTCCACCACCACCACCACCATCAGCACCTAGTTGTTTTACTGTTAATTTATATAAATCAGCAACAGTTTTAGGTTTATGTACTGAAGTAAACACTAGAACAATGTATTTAAATGCAAGTACATTAGCAGCAGCATCACAAGTATATACAGATGATGCTTGTGGTACACTATTAAGTACTGACCAGTACATATCAAATTCAGCAGGAGGAGTTTATTGGTTTTGGAATGCATCAGCTCAAACATTAACTGGATCATTTACCTTAAACTGTCCATAATGAAAGAGATAAATAACTTTATAGATCCAAATGAGGCAAAGTATCTAATGAGAATGATAGATAAATATGCTGAAAAGTCTATGGTAGTAGGATTAGGTAAACAAGCCAATGAGTATAGTGTAGCTAGAACTTCTTGCACAGCTAATCTAGTAGCCAATGATCCCACAGTAGAGTCAACACATAAGAAAATAGCTAAGTATTTAGGGTTAAATATAAAAAAGGGTGAATCATTACAAGGACAAAGGTATGAAGTAGGTCAATATTTTAGAGATCATCAAGATTATTTTAAAGGTGATTCATATGATAGGAATTGTTTATCATCAGGTAACAGAACATACACCTTTATGTTGTATTTAAACCACAATTTTGAAGGTGGATATACTAACTTTCCTCATTTAAAAAAAGAAATCAAACCTGAACAAGGCAAAGCTCTAGTTTGGAACAATTTACAACATGGACATCCAAATGAATATATGACTCATGGAGGTACAAATGTAAATAGGGGAACTAAATATATCATTACTTCATGGTGGAGAGAAAATGAATGGGATGCAAAAGGAGATCAAAAAGAATATGAAGAATTATTAAAAAGTTCTCAATTAAGTATTATATAGATAGCATGTTAAAGAATATTATAGATTTACTACAGATAGTAAATGGTGAAACTGACAATATAAAGTTTGCACAAGGTTCTAAATTCCTTCCTGATAATTGGAAAGCAGGGTTAAAGATTGCTAAGAGGATGGCTAACTGGGAAATAAATAAAAACAAATGAGTGTTATAAAGAAAATACAGTTACTTTTTCAAGTAGATAATACAGAAGCTAATGAAGCCATTGAAGAAACTGCACAAGAAGTTAAGCAGGTAGAAACAAATATGGAAGATGTTGCTGAAACTGGTGATATTTTTACTGGTGGGATGATTTCACAATTTAAAGGGGTTGTTAAAAGTGTAAAAACAGCAGTAGCCAGTTTAAGAACTTTAAAAGGAGCATTAATAGCTAGTGGTATTGGACTTTTTGCAATTGGAATAGGATCTGTAACTGCAGCATTTACAAATTCAGAAGAAGGTCAGGACAGGTTCAATAAGTTGTTGATAGGCTTTAATGTTATTGTTGGAAATTCAATTGATATACTAGAAAACTTAGGTAAATCTATTTTAAGTGCAGGTAAAATAATAAGCAAAATTTTTGGAGGACAAATTGGTGGAGCTATAATTGAGTTTGAAAACCTTAAAGAGAGCATTGGTGATACTGTTGAAGGTATTGTGGATTTTGGTAAAGAAACTGCAAAAGAAATTAAACAATCACAGATATTAGCAGATGTGAGAGCAGCAGCAAATAAGCAAGAAAGAAAGTTAATTGTTGATAGAGCTGAAGCAGATAGAGAAAGAGCAGACTTATTAGAGAAAGCAATAGATAGAACTAAGTTCTCAACAGAAGAAAGAATAGGTTTTTTAAGAGATGCTAGTGCATTAGAAGAAACAATTACAAATCAAGAAATAGATTTAGCACAAACTAGATTAGACAATCTTAAACTACAAAACAGTTTTGGTCAAAGTAAAAAAGAAGATCTAGATGCTGAAGCACAATTAACAGCAGAGTTAATCACACTTGAAACTGCAAGATTAACAAAACAAAAAGAAGTTACAAGTCAGATATTAGCTTTAAAAGCAGAAGAACTTGCAGCAAATACTGCTGCAACATTAGCTGCAGAAACAGAAATAAAAGCACAAGAAGAAGCATTAAAATCATTTGAACAAAGAGAGTTAGAAGCTCTAGCAATAACAGAAGAACTAAAAACAGAATTAGCAGTTAGAAAGTCAGATGAAAGATATGATAAACTAATAGCTTTAGCTAAACAATATGGCAATGATACTGCATCATTAGAATTAGCACAAATAGTATCAAGGCAAGACATATTATTGGCAGCAGGAACTGATGAAATAAATTTTCAAGAAAAGAAAGAACAAAAAATGTATGATATAGCTCTACAATTTTCAGCTATAGGATTAGCATTAGCAGTAGAGGGATCACATGCAGGAAAAGCTCTAGCTATAGCAAATGCAATAATATCAACATATTCAGGTGCTGCACAAGTATTAGATGATAAGACATTGCCATTACTTGCAAAAATAGCAGGAGTTGCTGCAGTCTTAGCTACTGGTTTTACTCAAATAAGAGCTATAAATCAAACACAAATACCAGTACTTAGTGTAGGTGGAATTGCACAAGGAGGTGGAGGACAGGGAGCAGTACCTCAATTACAAGCTCCTGATTTTAATGTAGTAGGAGCATCACCAATTAATCAATTAGCATCAGCTATAGGTCAGCAACAGAGTCAGCCAGTACAAGCATTTGTTGTAGCAGAGGAAGTAACAACAGCACAAGAGTTGGCTAGAAATAGAGTAATGGTTGCAGGAATTTAATAAATAAACCAAATTAAAGATTATAATAATATGAAGATTATAGAATTAATATTAGATGAGGACACAGAATTTAATGGAGTAGATGCTATTTCCATTGTAGAAAGTCCTGCAATTCAAAGCAACTTTGTAGCATTAAAAGATGAGCAAATAAGATTAGCAGAAGTATCAAAAGATAAAAGAATACTGTTAGGTGCTGTATTAATTCCTAACAAACCTATTTTGAGAAAAGGAGATGATGAAGATTACTATATATACTTTTCAAATGATACTGTAGAGAAAGCTAGTCAGATGTACCTTAAACAAGGCAATCAACATAACACATCTTTAGAACATCAGTATAGCTTAAAAGGCTTAACACTAGTTGAGAGTTGGATAGTTCAAGATGAGGTATATGATAAGAGTAGATTGTATGAAAATACTAAAGATGTTCCAGTTGGGACATGGATGGGATCAATTAGAGTTGATTCAGATGAAGTATGGAAGAATTATGTTAAAGAAGGTATTGTTAAAGGGTTCTCAATAGAAGGCTATTTTGCTGATAAAGCTGAAAGTCCTAAAGAAGGAGTTTCTGAAAAATTAGCAGAACAACAATTAGATGAAATTAAGGATGTATTTATAAAATTAGAAACTAAAATAATAGATGATAACTATGCAATAATTGATGATAGATTAGCATATTCTTCTTTTGAAAAAGCTGAAGAAATAGCAATGAATATTGGATGTGAAGGTTATCATATGCATGAGATTGAAGGAAAGGATTGGTTTATGCCTTGTGAGCAACATGAATTAAAAGCTAATGCTAAAAAATAAGTTTATTAGTTCTACAACTTTAATTAAAAAGAAAGTTAAAAGAAAAGGAGTTCATGCTAAGTCTAAAACATCAAAAAATAAAGGATCAGACAATTATTTAAAATCTTATAATAAACAAGGGAAATGAATAAAGATAAAAGGAGAGATAAAGCACCATCATACACAAGTCCTATTAGATCTACAAGAGGATGTCTCTGTGATGATAACAATTACAGGATAGAATGTTGTGATGGAACAATATGGGGACAAGGAGTTGGAAGCACACAAACTTAAATCAAAAATATAAATTTTTTAATCAATATAATTATATAGTCATGAAAGCAACTGATACAATTAGTAAAATCAAAAACATTCTAGGTATGGAATTATCAAAAGAAGTAAAAGAAGTAGAAGTGAAAGCTGAAAAAGTTACACTTGACACATTAAATTTGGAAAATGGAACAGTCATTGAATCTGAAGCATTTGAAAGTGGCAGAGAAGTCTTTATTGTTACTTCAGATGACAGAGTTCCAATGCCAATAGGTGAATATACTTTGGAAGATGGAAGATCAGTTGTAGTTAAAGAAGAAGGTCTAATAGATAGCATTATTTCAACTACAGAAGTAGAGGAAGAAGTGATTGAAACATCTAAAGAAGATGTTAAGGCTGAAGATTTAGCTACAAATTATCCATCAAAAGAGGAATTTAATGAACTAAAATCAATGGTAGAGGAAATGAGAACCAATCTATCAGAAGTTTTAGGAACACATAAAGAGGAAATCAAAAAGTTAGAAACTGAATTATCAGCAACACCTGCTGCTCAGCCAATAACACACAGTCCTGAGTCAAAATCTAAAGAGATGGAGTTTCAATTTTCATCAAACAGAATGGAAACCAGTCTTGATAGAATTATCAAAAAAATAAGTCAAAAATAAATTTTAAAATTCAAAAAAAATGAGTAAACCAACAATAACAACTAGCTATGCTGGTGCTAGTGCTAAACTTTATATAGCCAGCTCTTTACTTTCAGGAACAACACTAGAGAATGGTGGAGTAACTGTTATGCCAAATGTAAAACACAAGAGTGTTATACAAAAGGTAGCTGCATCAGGATTAATTAAAAACAGTACTTGTGATTATGATGATCAAGGAACTGTGGCAATCACAGAAAGAGTATTACAAACTGAGGAATTTCAAGTAAATACTACTTTTTGTACTAAGCAATTTGTAGATTCATGGGAATCAGCAGAATTAGGAGTAAGTGCATTTACTAACATGCCTTCATCTTTTTCAGACTTTATAATTGCTAACTTTGCAGATCAAATTGCTGCAAGTGTTGAAACAAATATATGGACTGGAGTAACAGGAAATGCAGGAGAGATAGATGGATATGAAACATTATGGGCTGCAGATGCAGATATTATTGATGTGCCTAATCCAGTAGCAATTACAGCAGCAAATGTTGTTGCAAAAATGGGAGCTACTTTAGATTTATGTCCAAATACAATCTATGCTAAGGATGATCTTAAATTATATGTTTCTAAAGATGTAATGAAAAACTACATTAGAGCATTAGGTGGTCTAGCTTTAGGTTTTGGAGGTGGATATGAAAACAGAGGTCAAATGTGGTATAATAACCAAGCATTAACTTTTGATGGTATTCCTATCTTTATGGCATCAGGTATGTCAACAAACACAATGGCAATAGCACAGACTTCAAACTTATACTTTGGAACTTCTGTATTATCAGATATGAATGAAATTAGAGTAATTGACACTTCTGAAACATTAGGTGATAGAAATGCTAGATTTGTTGCAAGGTTTGCATATGGAATCCAGTATGGATTAGGTAATGAGATAGTTCTTTACCAAGCATAATTAATAGAGTTAATAATCCAAGTAAATAGGAGGTGTAATAGCCTCCTAATACTTACAAAATAAAATAAAATAATATGAGTTGTAATATAACTTCAGGTAGAATAGTACCATGTAGAAATAAAGCAGGAGGTCTAAAAACAGTTTACTTTGCAGACTTTGGAACATTAGGAACAATTACTGAATCAGCAGGATTAATAACTGCATTTAGTGGTACACCTAGTTTCTTTGAGTATGATTTAAGAGGAACATCAAACTTAGATACTACTGTAACAAGTTCTACTGAAAATGGTACTACTTTTTATACAGAAACCTTAACTTTACAATTACAGTATTATGATAGAGCAACAAGTGAAGAAATTAAGTTGTTAGCAGTTGGCAGACCACATATAGTAGTTGTTGATAATGATGATAATTACTTATTAGTTGGACAGGTGAATGGAGCTACTTTGAATACTGGAAATTTTACAGTTGGAGCAGCAATGGGAGACTTTAATGGATTCAATCTGACATTTGAAGGTCTTGAAAAAGCACCTCCATCATTTGTTACACCAACTGTAGTAACTGCATTAGCAAGTACTACACAAATCAGTACTTTTCCTACATCATAATAGTTAAGTGTTTTTTTCTAATTAAGGGAGATCTTTTAGGTCTCCTTTTTTTTTATAAAAAAATCTTACACTTTATAAAAAATTAAATAAATATCATTATATAGGTATGGTAATTCTAAGTACAGCAACATCAGCTCAGACTTTTCAGTTTATTCCTAGAAAATTTGTAATCTCAGGAAGTTTAGTTATAAGGGATGAAGAAACTAATCTAACTCAAACAAAGGAAGTAGGAATAGGTAAGCTAGGAGATTTTGGTGATATAAGTGTTGCATTAGTTTTAGAAGAAGGTAAGTTTTATGAATTAGAATTGTTTTCATTAGGATCTAACTGGAACAAAGTTACTGAGCTTTGGAATGACATTACTATTAATTGGAATGAAGCTCTTACACCTATTGGTGCAACATGGGCAACAGCACAAGAAGAATGGAACTTAGCAAATAGTAAATGGGAATCTGTAAGAGAAGAAGTTAAACAGATAATATATAAAGATAGAATTTTTTGCACAGATCAGACTATTTCACAAAGGGCATCAGAATATTATGATCCAATTAAAGGATTATATGATGCAAGTACATCAGGTGATAACACTTATAAAGTATATAATGGATAATTATGAGCAGACAACATAGGAAAGAAAAATTTAAAGGAGATATTAGAGTATTAAAGTTAGCAACTTATACCTCACCTAAAATCATAGAAGATCCAAGAAAGGATTTTGTAATGTATGGAGAGGACAACAATTACTATCAATACCTAATAGACACCTTTATGGGTTCACCAACTAATCATGCCTGTATTAATGGGATATCAGAAATGATATATGGCAGAGGATTAGATGCATTAAATAGCCAAGCAAAACCTGATCAGTATGCTAAGATGATTAGCTTAATGAATAAGGATGTAATCAAGAAAGTTATTTATGATTACTACTTAATGGGTGGTGCAGCAATACAAATTATCTATGGTAAGGGAAGAAAGCAGATAGTACAGATTGAACATATGCCAGTAGAAACTTTAAGGGCTGAAATAAGCTCTGATAAAGGTAAAATAGAAGGATACTACTATTCACCTGATTGGAGCAAGTACAAGTCATCTGATGAGCTTAAGAGAATACCTGCATTTGGTACATCTAAAGAGAATATAGAGATATTATTTATTAAACCTTACAAAGCAGGTTACTATTACTATAGTCCTCCTGCATATACTGGTGGATTACAATATGCAGAGCTAGAAGCTGAGGTATCTAACTTCCACATGAACAATATTAAGAATGGTTTATCACCTTCTATGATTATAAACATGAATAATGGTATTCCAAATGAAGAAGAAAGATCAATCATTGAAAGAAGAATAGCTGAAAAGTTTACTGGATCAACTAATGCAGGAAGATTTATACTATCATTTAATGACAATACAGAATCTCAAGCAACTATAGAACCAATACAGTTGTCTGATGCACACAATCAATATCAATTTTTAAGTACTGAATCACAAGAAAAGATATTAGTATCTCACAGAGTTGTTTCTCCTATGCTTTTAGGTATTAAAAACAATACTGGTTTGGGTAATAATGCTGATGAAATGGAGAAAGCATCTGTACTTATGGACAATATGGTAATAAGACCATACCAAAACCTTATGATTGATGCCTTTGATAAGATATTAGAATTCAATGATATATCATTAAAGCTATATTTCAAAACATTACAACCTTTAGAGTTTACAGATTTAACAAATGTTACAGATCAGGAAACAAGAGAAGAAGAAACTGGACAGAAATTAAGTTTAAAAAAGCAAATGAAGGTACACAGACCTTATGATCATCTAACAAAAGATGTGGCAAAGCTGTTAATTGACATGGGAGAAGATGAAGATCTTGATACATGGGAGGTAATATCTGAAGATTCAGTTAATTATGAAAAGGATGATAAGCAAAATGAGATGTTACAACTTACTGTCAGTACTGGATCAGCAAAACCTGCTAGTAAAAGTGAGCAAGATAAAGGATTATTTAAAGTAAGATATAGATATGCAGGAGTAAAACAAGCAAACACTAGACCATTTTGTTTAGAAATGTTAAAAGCTAAAAAGATATATAGAAAAGAAGATATAATAGCTATGGATAATCAAGTAGTTAATGCAGGATGGGGACCAAGAGGTGCTGATACTTATTCAATTTGGCTTTACAAAGGTGGTGGAAACTGTCATCATGCATGGAATAGAGTGGTGTACTTTAGAAAAAGAAATGATCAAGGGGAGTTTTTACCTAATAAAGGTCTAACTAATGATAAAAGAATAACAGAGGCTGAAGCTAGTACTATAGCAGGTGGATTTACACCTGAGAAAAATGCTAAAAAAGTAGCTGAAAAACCTAAAGACATGAATTACAATGGATTTTTAAAACCTAGATAACAATGGCAGCAACAGTATTATTTATAAATAGGAATGATTTAGTACAAAATACTATAATAGATGGTAATGTACAAGCTGATAAGCTAATGCATTTCATCTCTATAGCACAAGAGATACATGTTCAGCATTATTTAGGTACAGATTTATATGATAAAATAGCATCTTTAATAAGTGCAAAGACTATTGCAGGTACTGTTTATGAAACATTACTAATAGATTATGTTCAGCCTATGCTTATTCATTATGCAATGGTTGATTTCTTACCTTTTGGAGCTTATCAAATAAAGAATGGAGGGATATTTAAACATGTTTCAGAAAATGCAGAAACAGTTAGTAAGAATGAGATAGATTTCCTAGTTGAAAAGGAAAGAACAATGGCAGAGTATTACACTAGGAGGTTTATTTCCTATATGGATTTTAATCAAACTTCATATCCTGAATATACATCTAACACAAATGATGATATATATCCTGATAGAGATGAACCAACTTTTCAAGGATGGGTTTTATAGTATGATAAGAATGAAAATATATAAACCTAAGCAAAAGAACATTATAAAGTTAATGAGATATATAAATAAAAAATTTAAAATAACACAAAATGGCAAGTAGTTTAACAGGAATATCAATAGCATCCAGTTATGATTCACTTATTAAGGTAGGAGATAATGATGGATTGACCTCTCAGTTAAAAGTTCTATCTGATGGATTAGGAACAGAGACTGGAATCAGTATGAACAATACTGGAGATCTAACAGCAACTGGAACAATAACAGCAAACAGCTTTGTTGGAGCTTTGAGTGGAAATATAACTGGAAATACAACAGTTTCAGGAACTTTGACATTTGGATCTCTTTCAGATGGAGTAATTACTATAGCAGATTTCAAGGATGAGGATAATATGAGTTCAGATAGTGCTACAGCATTAGCTACTCAGCAATCAATTAAAGCATATGTAGATTCTCAGTTAGGAGTTCAAGATTTAGACTTTCAAGGTGATGCAGGTGGACAACAAGCTATTGATTTAAATACAGAAGTATTATCAGTAGTAGGAACAGCAAATGAAATATCTACTAATTCTACTGGTAATGCATTAACAATCTCATTAAATCCTAATATAAGTGGATTAACTTCTGTAGCAGCTACAAGTTTTACTGGTGCATTAACTGGAAATTCCAGTACAGCTACAACTTTACTAACTTCTAGAAATATTGCAGGTGTTGCATTTAATGGTAGTGCTGATATCTCATTATCTACAAGTAATATCACAGAAGGTTCTAATCTTTATTATACTCAATCTAGATTTGATTCAGCATTTTCAGCAAAATCTACAACTAACCTACCTGAGGGGACAAATTTATATTTTACAGATGCAAGAGCAGATGCAAGAGTAAACTTACAGACTGGTGCAAATTTAGATTTATCATCTAAAACTACTTCAGATCTTGCAGAGGGAAGTAACAAATATTTCACAGATGAAAGAACTGATGATAGAGTAGCTAGTTTAATAGTTGCATCTACTGGTCTTTCAAGTGTATATAATGATGCTGCAGGTAGTTTAACATTAACTAACACAGCACCTGATCAAACAGTAGCCTTAACTGGTGGAACTGGCATAACTACAAGTGGAACATATCCAAATTTCACAATTACAAATGATTCTCCTGATCAAACAGTTTCAGTAACTGGTTCAAATGGTGTAGCAAATGGAGGTACTTATCCTAACTTAACTATTGCAGGTACTGATGCAACTACAAGTGCAAAAGGTGTTGCAAGTTTCTCATCTAATCACTTTGATGTTGCTAGTGGAGCTGTTAGCATAAAAGCAGATTCAATTGATGATACTTTAATTGACTTTGGAACTGGAGCAGGACAAGTAAGTTCAGATGATGTTCCTGAAGGTTCAACTAATCAGTATTTTACAAATGAAAGAGTAGATGACCAAGTTGGTAATAATTTAATTGTAGGAGGAACTGGAATTAGTGCAGTTTATGATGATACAGCAGGAACTCTAACATTAAATAATACTTCAAGTGGAATAGGATTAACAGATTTCTCAGCAGCAACATCAGGAATAGGATCATTAGTTTATGATAATTCAAATGGAGTGTTTACTTATACTGGAGCTAGTACTTCAGAAGTTCAGGGTAAAATAACTAAGGCTTATGTAGATGGTTTAGGAATTGCAGCTAGTACAGCAGCAAACTTAACTGGAACTCCTAACATAAGTGTTGGAACAATATCAGCAAGTGGAACAATTACTGGAAACTTAACTGGTAATGTTACTGGTAATGTAACTGGAAGCTCAGGATCTACATCAGGAAATTCTGCAACTGCAACAGCTCTACAAACAGCAAGAACAATATCAGGTGTTTCATTTGATGGATCAGCTAACATAACTCTAAATACTGCAGATATTACAGAAAACACAAATCTGTATTATACTGATGCTAGATTTGACACTAGGTTTGGAACTAAAGACACAGATGATTTAACACAAGGAACTACTAATCTTTATAATCAAACTCATACTGGTGATGTTACTGGAGCAACAGCATTAACTATTGCAAATGATGCAGTAACACAAGCTAAAATAGCAGATGATGCTGTAGGAGCTGACCAGTTAGCAGCAAATTCAGTAGTAACTGCCTCTATAGTAGATGCAAATGTTACAACAGCAAAAATCCTTGATGCAAACATTACAACTGCTAAAGTTTTAGATGCTAATATAACTACAGCTAAAATAGCTGATGATAATGTTACCTATTCTAAATTAGGTGTAGAGTTTACTGAAGCAGCAGCTTTAACTGGTACATCAGTAGATTGGACATCAGCACAAACATTTACAAAGACATTAAGTGCAAACACAACTTTAACATTTACTGGTGTTTCAACTGGTATGCAGATAAACTTAGTTATTAGTGGAAACTATACACTAACTTTACCTTCAAGTGTAAAAGAGTTAACCAATGCAAGTACTTATGATGGTACTGGAGAAAATTTAATAAGTATAGTTTCTACAAATGGAAACACAGAACAATTTGCAACAATTAATAAAGTAGCATAAATTATGAAAGCAGTAAAAAATAATGAAATAATAACCTTATATCAATCACTACCTAATTCATTTAGATCCTCAACTGGATTACATTATAACATAAAAGGTTGGAGTGATAGTGAAATGGAAGATAATGGTCTTTTTAATGTAATTATTGATGATTCCTATAATAGCAAAATACACAATTTAGGTGAAATCTATTGGGATTTAAAGGGTAGGGTATTTAAAAAAGATATATCTGAAAAAACATGGGTACAATCATTATCAGAGTTAAAAGAAAGAGAGATAGATAATTTTAAACATAGAGTTATAAATGAACTTTCAAAAACTGATTGGTACATTATAAGAAAAGCAGATAATGGATCAGAAATACCACAAAAAATAAATGATGCAAGGAAATCATTAAGAAGTATAGCAAATGAAGTAGAATCAGAAATCAATGCATTAACTACTAAAGCAGAGGTTATTACATTTGATTTCCCAAACATTTAAAAATGGGTATAAATAAAAGACTGATAGGTGCAGGTGTAGCAGCAGAGCAGGGTGCTGTAGGTTTTAATGCAATTGCTTACAGTGGAAATTCCAATTCCAATAGATCATTTACTGGATTAGGTTTTCAGCCTGACATAATTTGGATTAAAGGTAGGAATAACAGTGAACAACATTACTTTTATGATTCAACAAGAGGTTCAAGTAAATTTTTACATACTAATCTAACTTCAGCAGAAGGAACAGATTCAACTACAAGACTAAAATCATTTAATGCTGATGGATTTACTTTAGGAAATGATCCTGCTGTTAATGGTAATAACAACACCTATATAGCATGGTGTTGGAAAATAAATGGAGGTACAACTTCATCAAATACAGATGGAACAAATATAGACTCAACAGTTCAAGTAAATGCTGATTTAGGAATGAGTATAGTTCAATATTCAACTCCAAGTACTTTTAGTAGTTCAAATACAGTTGGACATGGGTTAGGTTCAGCACCTGATATGATTATTCTTAAAGCTACAAGCACAACAGAAGATTGGTATGTATATCATAGTGCAATGGGATTGAATGAGTTTATGAGGTTAAACCTGCCTAATGCACAAGCATCAGCTACTTATTTATTTAATACTGTTAATGATACAGTTTTTAATCCCAATTATACTTCTACTTCACCTATAACTAACATAGCATATTGTTTTAAAAGTATTGATAACTTTTCAAAGTTTGGGAGCTACACAGGAGATGGAACTACTGGGCAATCAATTGCAGTTGGATTTCAGCCTAACTATGTATTCATAAAATCTACATTTGGCACTTCTAATTGGACAGTATATGACACAGTAAGAGGTATTACTAATGGTGGATTTTTAAATCCTGACAACTCTGATTCTGAAACATCTGATAGTCTTTCACCAAACATTACCATAACTTCAACAGGGTTTTCAATCACATCAGGAGGGGTAACTCAAGGTCTTAACTCAGATACAAGATTATACATCTACTGGGCAACTAAAATAAATTAAAATGACTTTTGACTTTGAACCATCTATCTTAGGTTTTGTAACAATAATTCTAACAATTAATGAGATTAATTCATGGCTTCAAGGTTTACTTATTATAGTTACATTAGTTTATACATCAATCAAAATAATTCAACTTTTAAAAAAAAAATAAATGGTAAGAATTTTAAGATATTTAGCAACCAAATTAGAGCAGTTCAATAATAAAGTTGCAACTGTTTGGAATAAGTGGTTAGGAAAAATAAAAATGTAGTAGATGAAACTAAGCAAGAACTTAACACTAGCTGAAGCAGTAAGATCAGAAACTGCAAAGAGAGTAGGAATAGATAACAAACCTACAAAAGAACACATAGAGAATTTAAAGGTAACAGCAGAGAAGCTATTTCAGCCTATTAGAGACCATTTTGATAAGCCAGTATATGTTTCTAGCATGTATAGATCAGAACAGCTTAATAGAGCTTTAAAATTTGCTAGTAAGACTAGTTTACATATGACTGGACAAGCAATAGATATAGATATGGATCATACATCTATTTCTAACAAACAAATATTTGACTTTATTAAGGATGAATTAGAATTTGATTCATTGCTTTGGGAGCATGGTGAAGATTCTCCTAGTTGGGTACATGTATCTTATAGAGAAGGTAAGAATAGAAAACAAGTTTTAGAGGCATATAAAGATGATGTTACTGGACTTGTAAAGTATAAGCATTATGAGCAAAGAAAAGCAAAACAAAAAGAAGTTCAAGGAGACAAAACTAGGTCATTTTCTACTGGGAAAGTCAGGAGTGTTTCAGACAGTAGCAGAAAGCATACCAAATAGTGGGTTTTTAGGTGTATTAAAGCAGCTTATAGTTAAAGATGATACACTAGCTCAAAAGGATAAAGATATAGCCTTAGAGATGCTTAGGTTTGATATGGCTGAAATGGATGCTGTAACAAGAAGATGGGAATCTGACAACCTATCTGATAGTTGGCTTTCAAAAAATGTTAGACCATTAACATTAGTGTTTCTTACATTAGTATATGCATCAGGATTTTTCTTAGAATATAATTTAGATATTATAAATCAACTAATGCTTTTAATTTATGGAGCTTATTTTGGAGGCAGATCATTTGAAAAAATAAATAAACTGTAATGAAAGAAGAAACTAAGAAAGTAAAATGTCAATGTGGTAAATCTACAGATAAAGATGGATATTGTGATGGATCTCATCAGAAAAAGCAACAATTATTTGAGATGAATAATTTACCATTTCCTTTTCTCTAATATATATATATAATTAATATATACTTACTATTATAATATACTTACTATAATAAGTACTATATATATAATACACTAAATATAGAGTATAATAATATTTTTGTTAAAAACATTTGGTAGTTTGTAAATAAGTTTGTAATATTGTCATGTTATTAATTTAACAAACTAAATATTTAACTTAAATTTTTCAATATTCAATACAAATAATAAAACAAAGTCAGAAAGAATCCTAAGAAACTGGTACTCAATAGATACAAGTGGAAAGGTAAAACACTTAGCTAGAAAACTTGAAGAAGTAACACTAGAACTTCTACAAAAGGAAGTAGGTGGTAACATACAAGTCTTAAATTTAGACCTCAATAATTGTCTATACTTGAATGAAGATGGTATGAATCTCAATATGGAGAGAAATTATCCTGCTACAGTATTAATCAGATTAGCATTTCCTAATGCAGTACAATCATTTTTAGATGGTTATGCTTTGGGAACTATAGTTGTATGTTTTGAGGAGTATTCTCATGCTGATTACTGGTGTAGAGAAAAATCAGGATATAAAAACAATGTAGAAATACTACAAGATTTAATAAATAAAACTTGATGCTTATGAAACACAAATCCAACATGGAATAAAGAGATACTTAGGTGATAGCAGGTGTCTCTTTTTTTTTGTACCTTATTCAAATGGCAAGAAAAGTTAAAAGAAAAACATTAGTAAGAAAGTTAGATAGGATATTCAGTCTATATGTTAGGACTAGAGATTCTGATAAAACAGGTTATTGTCAATGCTGTACTTGTGGAAAGAAATTAAAGATAAAAGAAGTTCATTGTGGTCATTTTATGAGTAGGAGACATATGATAACTAGATGGGATGAAGAAAATGTAGCTGCTCAATGTGCAGGATGTAATACATTTAGATCAGGAGAACAATATAAGTTTGCATTATTTTTAAATGATAAATATAATACAGATAAGTCTAGTGAACTACTACAGAAATCAAGGGAAACAGCTAAATACTCTATTACAGATTTAGAAGAAATGATAGAACATTATAAAACTTTATTAGACAAACTATAATAGTTTATAATATTATTACTATATTAGCTGTAAGAAAAAACATTTAATTTATGAGCATATATAAAAATAAAAGAGAAGAAGATACTGCTAAAGACAGTAAAATCACAGTACTTAATATAGAAGTAAAGCACCTCAGAACTCAACTTAGAGAACAAATTGAGGAGAATGTTGATCTACACAGATTAACAAAAGCTCTTAATCATGAAATCATGATGCAAAGAATGGAGCTTACATCTTTAAAAAAAAAAGAGAATCAAATTAATAACTTAAATCATACCTTTGATGGTATTCAAGAATATGAAAACTAGTACAATTAAATCAATTGCAGCAAATGGAAGTTGGTCAAATGGGACTCAAACTTTCAATAAATACACAGTAGAATTAGCTAATGGAGATATTCCAAACTTTTCAGCTATAGGTGAATTCAAAAGAAAAGTAGGAGATGTTATCTACTACACCTTAGATGAAGATAAAAATTATGCTAAATTACAACAGACACCTCAAGATGCACCAGTACAGAACACACCAGTACAAAAGGCATCAGTAGGAGGAGGAATGACACAACAAGAATCTATTTCTAGAAGTGTTGCATGGAATAATGTTAGTCAGTTTATATTTTCTCAGGAATTTCAGAAATATAATGATGATAAAACAGAGGACAATGGGAAGCAATTAATCTTTTCAGTTAGACAACAAAAGATGATTAATCAAGCTGCTAGTGCTGCTAATATTATATATAAAGAATTATTAACTAAACCTGAATAATTATGGCAAAACCTGATTTTGTTGCAGGTGTTTATGTAGAGGAATCTCCTAAAGACTTTGTAATAACAAAAATGAGATTAAGTGTGGAAAGATTTACACAATTTCTCCAAGATCCATATGTTAAAGATTTCTATAATAAAAATAATGGTTATCTTAACATGGATGTTTTAAAAAGTAAGAATGGTAAACTGTATATTCCATTCTCAGAATTTATACCTGAGAAAAAAGTTACAACAACTGATCACAATCCTGATAGAGAACTTGATGAAGTTCCTTTCTAAAATAAATAAACAATGATTCTAGACATGCAATCCCAACTTGAACTCATACATAAAATCAGAAATGGTGAAATCAAAGAGGGGTTAGGTCTAGGTATTAAATCATTTGATACATATTTTAGATTTAAGGAAGAATTTGGAGTATTTTTAGGACATAGTAATGTTGGTAAAACACATTATTGTTTCTATTTAATGTTTTTATATTCTTATAGGCATGGACTTAGATGGTTGTGCTATAGTAGTGAAAATGAAGTTTACAGTAATATTAAAAGAATCATAGAGTTTAAGTGTGGTCTGCCTATTAACAAGATTGATGAAGATGTATTGGAAAAGGAGAGTAAATGGGTGGACTCACATTTTAAGTTTATAGCAATTGATGATATACAAACTTATAAAACTCTACTAGAACTAGGATCTGATATTAAAAAGTCATGGGATTACAATGGTTTCCTAATTGATCCTTATAACTCACTAGCAAAAGACAGAGAATTATTTAGAAGTGTTGGAGGTCATGAATATGATTATACTGTATGCTCTGAATTTAGATTATTTTGTCATAAACATAAAGTAGCATTATGGTTAACTACACATGCTGTAACTGAGGCTTTGAGAAAAGTGCATTCTGCTCATCATGAATATGCAGGTTATCCTGTATGTCCTAAATTTTCAGATTGTGAAGGAGGGGGAAAGTTCTCAAATAGACCTAATTTTTTTGTTTCTATTCATAGAATGGTTCAGCATCCTTTGGATTGGATGATTACAGAATTACATGTATTAAAAATAAAAGACACATCAACTGGTGGTATGCCTACAACATTTCAATCACCAATAAAAATGAGATCTGTGATTAATAATGTAGGTTATAGTATTGAAGGAGAAAACATGAAGGATTTAATAGATGAATATACTAGAGAAAGCATTTCAAAAACATAGCACATGGATTAACATCTGTAAGAGCTTTGGTTTGAGCAGATACTATGCTGAAGATTTAGTAATGGAAATGTATATTAAACTAGATTATATTTGTAATGTTAAAGGAACTGATATAATTTACAGAAAAGAAGGACAAGATGATGATCTTAATTACTATTACATTTGGAAGATTCTTTATACAATGTTTCTCCAACTTAAAAAGAAACAAAGCAAAGTTAATTATATTGGAACAGAGATATTACAAAACATTGAAGGATCACAAGAAGTTGAGTTTAAAAAAATAGAGGATAAGTTTAACAAAGAGTTTAATAAATTACATTGGTATGATCAGAGAGTATTTGAAATTGTAGCAAGTGGAACTAAGATTAGTGAGCTGAGTAGAAAATCTACAATTACTTATATTAGTTTGTATAATACATATACAAAAGTTAAGAAGTTATTAAAGAATAAAATAGGATTATGAAACTGGGAGATTTAGTAGAATTAATTATCAGAAAAATAACCTTTGGTTATGGAAAGACAATAGCAAAATCTGTAGCTACATTATTTGGTTACAAAGATTGTGGTTGTGATAAAAGACAAGATGAAATGAATAAATATAAAATTACAAAAAATGGCATTGAGAAGTTATAGTGAACAAGTAAAACAAAAGATGATTGAAATAGATTACCAATCATTTGATAAGTTCCTTGAAATAATAGAAACTGGTTTTGGTGATAGAGATTTGCAAATAGTATATGAATTACATGCAAAGTATTTTTATCACAATTTTAATATTCCTTGTGGATGTGGTGGAGCTAAAAAGATTGATGTAATAAATAACTGGATAGCTGATTTAAAAAAAGTTTTTGCTAATGGTGTTCAAGCCAAGTAGCTATGAAAATGAAGGGAACTGGAAGAAAGGATCTTTGTCTGAAGAAAAGTTTAGAACCTTCATGAATGAAATAGGAGTTGGTGCTGTAAAAACATCAGCTAGAGTTGACAAGTATGATCATGTAGATTTTATTGTTGGAGAGAATACTCCAGTAGATTTAAAAGGAGATAAAAATACAGATGCAGTTTGGTTAGAGATTAAGAATGTTTGGGGAGGTAAAGGATCTCTATATGGAAAGGCAAAATATATGGTAATAGAATATTTAGATATTAATACTTATATTTTTTATGATAGATTAGAATTAGTTAAGTATATTAAAAGATTCAAAGATGTATGTAAACACAAATCTGATTATCATTGTTTATATACTAGAAAAGGAAACAAAGATCAGATAGTAAAAGTTAAAGAAAAAGACATTAAACCATATGAAAAACATAGATTTCAATACAACATTTAAAGCAAAAGATTTTGATAGAGAGTTAGTCAGTAAAAAACTAGACAACTTAAAAGATCTACAGTATTTAGTTAATTCAGAATTAGTAAATAATCAGCTTAGCAAGTGGAGAGCTACTCAGCCTGATAATGAAAACTTAAATAAGTTTACTGAGGCTATGCTTAACATAGAGCTTTATGTAAATGAATTACAAAATGATAGGCATTTATTAATGCTAAGTATAGATGAATATAGATCAGATAAAATAAGAGCAGTTGAAAGAGCTAGAAAAGCAGAGAGCAAAGAGGATTGAATTATCAGTAGATTTACTCCTAGAAGATAGCAGTATATACTTTGCTGCTCAGGAAGAAATTGAAGGACTATTCATTGATCAGATAAACTTTATGTTTATGACATTTGATAAGTTACCTAACATGTATGAGGATGTACTTGTCAATTTCAAAGCCATAGATTTATATGCAATGGTAGTTTCAAAGAATTATCATGTAGCATATAGAACATTATATATTAACCTAGAATTAAAATTAGAAGAATGAAAAAAATAACACTATTAGATGGTAAAACATATGACCAAGAAGAACTGGTAACAAAAGCATATGATGATGATTATTATTATGGCTACCTATCAAAGTTTGCATTGAGTTCATCAGCAGTTAAAAACTTATTATCCTCACCTAAAACATACAAACATATTATGGAGTATGGATCACCAAGTTCTCAAGCATTAAGGGATGGATGGTTGGTGCATGCTTGTGTATTAGAGAATCATGTGTTCCAGGAGCAGATTTTTGTAGATGTACAATCAAAGAATACAAAGAAATATAAAGAGGCAGTTGCTGAACATGGCAAGGTGTTTACTATGAAAGAGAAACATGATGCTGAAAGATTAGCTGATGCTTTACTTAGAAATGAAATGGTATTAGAAAAACTAAACAACTCAGATTTTGAAGTAGCAGAAGTAGATACAATTAGATCTAAGTCAGGTATTGATTTCCCATTTAGAGCTAAGGCAGATATATTAGGAAACAACTCAACAATGTATGATCTGAAAAGCACAAGCTCAATAGAGGGATGGAAGTATTCAGCTGATAAATATGGATATGATGCTCAAGCATTTATCTATGGTCAGGTTTGGGATATTCAGCCTGAAAATATAGGCTTTATTATTATAGACAAAGGATCACTTGATATAGGATATGCTCAAGTTACTGAGGAGTTTTACTTAAGAGGTGCTGCAAAAGTGTATAGAGCTTTAGAAATTTATGAGGAATGGTTTATGACTGAAGCAGATTTAGATCAGTATTATTTAAATATAGAATTATGAAACATTACATACCAAAAGAAGATTTAAGATATTACCTAAGAACTACAAAGAAAGACATAGATTTCCAACAAAGAGTACTCAGGTATTTCTGTTATGGATTTCCAATGTTTGCATTTTGGAGTGCTATGGCAATTAATTTTTTATTTTATATATTTACTGGAAAGGCAGGATAGATGATAATGAAAGTTTGTTGCAGATGTGAGATAGAGAAACCAAGATTTGAGTTTCATAAAAAGACAAGCAGTAAAGATGGATATGATAATAGATGTAAGGACTGTAAAAGAAATTACAATAAGACATGGGCAGAGAACAATAGAAATCATGTCAGAGAATATAATAGAAATTTTGTAAGAAATCAAAGAAAAGATCCAGTTAAAAGAATGTACAAGAATCTAATGTCTAGGGCATCTAAGTTTAAACAAAAGAAAAGTTTAAAAGTAAACAAAAGCTATAAGGAAATATTAGGATGTACAAGAGAGTATTTAGGAAGATACATTGAAAGTAAGTTTGATGAGAATATGAACTGGAGTAATTATGGAGGTTATTGGGAAGTAGATCATGAGATAGAGTTGTTTAGATGTCATGATGTTGAGGACTTTGAATTAATAAATCACTTTACTAATCTAAGACCATTAGAAAAGACAAAAAATAGAATGAGAAATTATGAGTAGAAAAGATTATCCAGTTTGGACTGGAGTTATAAATTACTTTCCTGATGCTTTAATGGAAGTATCAAGAGTGAGTAAGATTGGAAATGACCAACATCATAAAGGCAAACCATTACATTGGGATAAGAGTAAGAGTATGGATCACCTAGATGCTTTAGCTAGACATCTACTGCAAGCAAAGCAAGATGATGATGATGGTGTATCACATTTAGCAAAAGTAGCATGGAGAGCTTTAGCAGCATTACAGGATTACATAGATAAGAATGGGAAAGATTAAAAAAAGTTACATATTTTCAATACAAGACACTTTGTTTGGTCATAAAGAAGTTATAGGCTTTGGAAGTGATAATTTCTTTATTAGGGTTATAGAAAGAAACCTAGCTAATAAGATAATAAAAGAAAACCATTATAGTAAGAAGTTTTATAATCTTACCTATATACATCTAGGGGTGTATGAAGAAGAAGAGTTAGTTGGTGTACTTCAGTATGGTTATGCTATGAATCCAGCTAGTTGCTCAAGTGTTGTAGAAGGGACAGAGACTAATCAATACTTAGAACTAAATAGGATGTGGCTAAGTGATAAAATAAAACTTGAATACCCAGAAAGTAGGGCTATTAGTTATTCAATAAAATATATAAGAAGAAAATATCCTAAAATAAAATGGATACAATCTTTTGCAGATGAAAGATGTGGTGGCTTTGGCATAGTTTATCAAGCCTGTACTTTTTCTTATTATGGGGAACATAGAAGTAACTTTTGGGAATTAGAAGGGAATGTTTATCATAATATTACAATGACAGTATCAAAGGAATCTAAAAGATATGAAGGTGAGGCTAGGTATCTGCAAGAGAACAAGGAAAGGGCTAAAAGATTAAACCTAAGGCAGTTTAGATATATTAAGTTCATAGATCAAAGAGAAAAGAAGAAGTGCCTTTTAAAAGAACAAGATTACCCAAAACATTATAAATAAATAAAAATGATGAGAACTAAGAGTAGGATCAGAAGTCTGATAGATGAAATAGAAACACTATCAAACATAAACATATTTCAAAACACAAGAAGAAGAGAGGTAGTAGAGGTAAGGTCATTACTATATACTATTCTAAGAAATTTCTATAGGTTTAATCTAAGGGAAATTCAAGACTTGTGTTCTGAGCATGGATATGAGATAACACATGCAAGTGTAATTCATAGTCTTAAATCTTTTAATATATATAAA